TGGCGTTGAGTTCCGCCTGTGTGAAAGTCCGTTCTTCGGTCTGCTGTTCCTGAGTAGCTTCTTTTACTTCAGTGTTTTCCATCGTTTTACCTCCTGATGTATGAGTGCACCTCGTTTAAGGCACGAGTTGCCATTAAAAAACGCGCCCGTCGGCACGCTAACTTGTCTCTTTTCTCCGAGCGTAGGCTTCTCGCTTCTGCTCGTTTATCTTGTCCTTGTTCTCGGCATATTGCGCTCGCCTCATAGAGTTGATTTTGTCCTGGGGCTTGAGCCCGTCCGCCGATTCGTACATTTCGAGATACCTGTCGGGGTCATAGCCCTCGACCTCGGTGTTCTCGTTATGCCTTACCGCATAAGTGCAGTCGCAGTTTGCATGGATGTGCTCTGCGTGCCCGTTCTTTAAGGCTCGTTTCGATATGTTCTGCCATCCACGCGATGCGAGCGTCAGACAGAACGAACAGGTGTCGCCCATCGGGATCCACGCGAACTGCGCCCCGTCCCGTTCGGCATTCCGCAGGGTCGTGTCTGCTCCCGCCTGCTTGACGAGCCTGCCGACCGTTCCCGGTATCATCGTCTCCGAGCCGTTCTTGACTGTGCCCCGTACCGCTGTCGTTACTTCCACATAGGTCGCTGTCGGTGCTGGTTCTGCTGACGGTACGATGACCCCAGAAGCCATTGAAACGGCATCGTACATCTCGCACGCTGCCGCAGCCGCTGCCTCGCCGTATTTGGTAGCGAGCGCATAGGCGTAGTCGATGACTTCCTGTTCATGATCCATGTAACCGCCTATGGACTGAACGAAGCGTATCATCTCTTCGACTGCTGAATTGTCTATGCGTGCGAGGCGGTCTTTATACCTCGTCCACGTTTTCAGGCTGATTCTCATCGCTGAACTCCAATTCTAAAACTCTTTGCCCTCTTGACCTCTGCTCCTGCGCCTTGATGCGTCTGATGTCCGCCTGGTCGAAGCCAATCATCTCCAGGAACGTGTCCGTGCCTGCGAAGTCCTGACGCGCTGATGCGATCTTTAAGGCGGCGTCTGCCGTGACCGCTACAGATGGCATTGCGGGGTTTTTGAAGTGCGCTATGACCGCTTTTTGGTCCTCTGACAGGCTTTCCATTGGCACATTGTTCTTCGTTGCGAGCGCCATGAGTGCTATCGTACGGAGCGCGTCCCCGTTTCCTGCGTTCAACTGTTCTGCCATCGTGATGAGCGTCTGCGACTGCGCGAGTATAGCGTCGGACGATGTCGGATTCGCGTCGTTGACCACACCTGTGTCCGTAACAGACAGGCCCGTTGCCGCGCTGAACTGCGTTGCGAGCACCCTTATCATCTCCACGTGCGGAGTTATCGTGCCCTGCTGCAGCTGACCAAATGACGGCTTCTCACCCGTTTCTGGGTTTGTGGTCGATGCGAGTATATTCCCGATGTACTGACGGAATTTCTGATTGACTACTGCGTCGAACTGCTCGTCCGTAACACCAAGCAGATACTTCTGCGGTGCCGTGCTGAACTCCAAGCCGATAGTTGCGTTGGCTATTGTCCTCACGTAGCCCTGTATGAGTCTCCTTACGGGCTCTTTGATTCGTGAGCGTCCGAACGGCTTTGTCGCTGTCGGGTTCCACACAAGCGGCTCCATAACAGGTCTACCCATGCCGTGTCTGTGCTCCGTGGCGGTCCATGTATCGCCGTCACGCACGAGCACCCATGTTGCCGCATCTGTGTACAGATTTATGATGGACGGCTGCCACATAGCGTTCTTCGACTCGTCTTTAACGCTGTCGATGATAGCCATGCCCGCTCCGATCCTGCCTTTTGCTCCATCCCATAGTGCAGATGCGCTCTGGGGCGAATGGAATCTTATTTTGCATCCGATAACAGGGTCTGCCGAGAGCGTCGCAAACGTGCATCCGAACTTCAGCTCGTCCCGGCACGCTTTCATATACTCTGCCACGAGCCTGTTTCCGATGACGATGTCTTCGAGTTCACTTATGTTGTCTCCGCCGAGACCGACAAAACCGTCGAACATGGAGCGGGACGCAAGTACGTCTACCGTTTTTGCTCCCCACTCGCAACCGATCTCGAGCCCGCTCATGCCATGAGGCAGCGCAACACCGAGGTTGACTTCGTTAAGAGTGATATGACCCTCGTAGTATCTGTTCTTGGTCTCGTTCTTGCCTCTATGGTAGTTGTAGACCTCTATAAGGTCCTGCAGAAGGGCCTGTTCCTCTTCGCCGAGCCCTCTGACTCTGTTTGGTGTTATCCTTATGTCCATTTCTGCTTCCTCTTATCCGATTTTCATTTTTCTATTAGGATCGCGTTTGGAGTTCTTTGCGCCCCATAACGCGAGTGCCGCCGCTTCTATAGGTGTGGAGTTCTCGCCGCCGAACGCCCATCCGCCGCCCACGGATCTCTTTACGGACGTGACCGCGCTGTCCCTCAATGCCTCTTGCTTCGAGTACCATGTGACGGTCTTTTCGTCCAGAGCGTTCGTGAGGGTGCTGACTGCCGCTATAAGGTCTTTTACTCCCGGCTTCTTCACCGAGCCCTTGACCTTCCACGTGTCCGCTATTTTGTCTATGAGCACGTCCACACCGTTGCGCCCATCTATAACCACGCATGATGCCTTGCTGTATCGTTCATTCAGCCAGTCCGCAAGCCACTGCGTACCGAGCCCCGTCGGCTTCTGCTCGATGAGCGAGATTCTCGCGGGCCCGTCTTTAGGGATGACCGCCCCGCACAGACTCACGAACGAGCCGTCAGCCGAGAACTTGACGCCGTATGCCGTCTTGCCCTCGGGCTTCATCTCGTCCGAAGCGCAGGCGTCCCACACGTCCTCGGGTATCGCATAATCGAGTTTGTGTTCGACTACGGGTGTCCACCATCCGAGACGCTCACGGGCGAACGTGTCGGGATCCATCTGCTCGACTTCGCCCTCTATTGTCGATTCAAGGATGCGTCTGCCGAGTGCAGGGTTCGTGTCTGCCCACCTGCTGCGGTCCGTAACGTCCCCGATCTTGTCCACCGAGAACTCGAACCAGCTCGTTTTCTTCGTCTCTCCGCTCAGCGCCTTATCTCTGATGCCTCTAAAGACTGTGCCGGTCGCTGTCGGGTCGGGCGGAGTTCCCACGTATATGGTCTGCGGATTGAGACTTGCCGAGATGGCGGGCAGAAAAGATGCCTGCTGGTTCTCGTCAAGCTCCTGAGCCTCATCGAATATGAGAAGATCTCCGTGCTGACCTCGTCCGCCGTTCCTTGTCCTTGCGAGGAACTTGATACGGGCCCCACTCTTCAGGATTATCTGTTCACGGCCTATAGCAGTCTTGATTTCCGCCACGTATTTCTTTAGTTTCGGATGTTCAAAGAAGTCTCGCATCTCTTCGAACGTTTCCGTCGCCGTCTTCTGCAGGTGCGCCGTATAGATGACCTGCTCGTTGAACATGAGCATCCCCGACTCCGCTCTGCATTGGACTAATAGCGACTTGCCGTTCTGTCTCGGCACGCTTCCGCCGCAGGTCGGGGCTGACCATCTGCCCGAGGGTGCTCTGCCCATCCAGTCGTCTAGGACAATGCACTGCCACGGGTCCATAGTCAGACTGCCTACGGACATCAGCCTGCTCGCGTCATATCCGTCACTGTCTATGTATTCAGGAGCGACTCTTTCGGACGGCTCCTGCTTTCCCATCAGTTTTTCGGTCTGACAGGATCTCTGCGATTTCGTCGTCATTTGCATCAGCTCCCTCTATTTCTTCGATTTCGCAAAGGATTTCACGATACTGTCTGGTCAAGGATGCGAGGTCTCGCGCTCCCGGCCCTCGGTCTATAGAATCTGCCACTATGTCCAGCAGTTCTTTAAGCTGCACCAGGCGGGTCTCCTTATTTGCTACTGATTTCATCTTGCCCATTAGCTCACCTCTTCAGCATCGAGTAAATCTCGCTTGTTCGAATTGCATAACGCACACAAGCATTGAACGTTATCCCATGTGTGCGAGCCGCCCTTTGCGAGTGGTATGATGTGGTCGAGCGTAGGATAGTCGGGCCCGAAACTGCCCCATCTTAGGTCTGCAGGGTTGCATCTTTTCCCGCAAGACGAGCAGATGTATCTATCTCGAACGCACACTTTCTTCCTTGTCACAGTAGGGTCGTAGTTTGCTCCACTCTTCCGACAGGCCTTACGTGCTCTATTATTCTTTCTTCTTCCGTGCTTGCATGTACTCGAGCAATACTTTTGGGTCGGGTACGGCGAAAAGAACATGCCGCCACAGTAAGCACACCGTTTGGGTTTTTTCGATTCCGCAAGCGCTATGAAAACGTTGACCGCTTTTCTTCTTGCACATGCGAGCTGTTCTCGTTCTTTGCAATTGTCGCATTCGATGTTCTTTTGCCTAAACGTGGAAGATGCGCGCTCAATTACGCATCCGCATTTCTTGCACTTTAGCCGTATCCGCTTCGGGTCGGCCGTCTTGCTCTCTATGTACTCAAAATTTTGATGGAGCGCTTCGCACTTCTCCCTATGCGAGTCGACATAGTGCCAAGCGTCTCCGAAAATCACGCGCCGCTTAGTCCCTGTGGGCTTTGCATGCTTTGCATGAACGCCGAGTTTTCTCATCCGCCTTGCCAGGTTCTCAACGTGGACCCCATACAAGTCAGCAATCTCCTGCCTCGTCATCCCGGCGTTTATTCCATCAAGAATCTGCTCGTCGGTTATTTTGATTAACTTATCTTGATTGCCGCCTGATCCCCTCGCAAAGCCATACTCTTTAAGAACTTTATGGACAGTACGCATACTATGATGTGTTTCTTTAGCAACCAGTTCCTGATTGTTAAGTTTCTTATATGCGTCAACAATTTCCAGCTTTTCTTCGGCCGTTAACGGAAAATATTTATAGTTTCTTCTAGGTGGCCCGATTCTCTCAGGGACTTTCCACCCCGTTCGGTCGATGTCGTTCTTGATTAAGATTCTGCGGACACTCTCTCCACTACATCCATTCACCTCTGCAACCGCTCTGCAGCTGCGTAATTCGTAATACTGTTTGATGATTTTCTTCTCATCCATCTCGTTACCTCCCTAAGTAACTCCCCTTAAAAAAGGGAACAGAAACCGCAGGGAAACGGCTTTCGTGTTGCAATCACTATCTGCTCCCTTATTGTCAATTTTGTTTTGTGTGTATCAACTTGGTCGCCACGGTCCTCGTGGAAGTGAGCGCTGGACCGCGCTGGGCGCCTTTTGGGGTCGGGTCGGGGTCCGTCCCCTCTACCATTCGCCGTCTGATTCCACGTCCCGATTAAAAATTTTTATTTCATAGCCGAGCCTGTTGCTCTTCTTCGAATTACAAATCCAATGCGCAGCCTGAAGGTTGGACCAGTCCTGGGCGGCGGCGGCTGCAGATTCGTAGCCGTACTCCTTCCATCTGCTGACTGGTATGATCTCGTCCACCACGAACGAGAACGGATGCTCAGCATCGCTCGGCTCGTCGTAGTGTATCGGACCGAGCCTGCCCTTGCATATCGCACACGGTCCCCCCTGGGCTTTCAGACGGGCACGGTGCTTTCTGCGGAGGGCTCCGTTCTTATACCGGGGGTTTACTTTATCGCCCATATTTATCTCCATAAAGCAAAACGCCCCGGGTCTTTTCCCGAAGCGTCATGCTGCATTATTAAAAGTGTTCCTGAAAGAAAGGAGGCTGATTATGAAAGATTGTATCTATCATCGCCTTAGCCCTACTGGGCTACATATACTATAAATCATTTTTTTGTAACTTTGTGTAGCCTCTTTACTCTTCGCCGATAATTTTCCGTATGGACTCCAGAGCCTTGCCGTGCAGCCGTCCGCGAGTGTACTCTTCGGAAGCAGGAAGGTCTTCGGCTATCTCGCGCCACGGCATCCCCAGTATGTATCGGTCATACAAGAGCTGAGACTGAAGAGGGTTCTCTACCGCATTGATGACCCGAGCCACGTTGAGCCGAGCTCGTACCGCTTCAGCCTTGACCGCTTCCACGCACGCCCTCTGCTCTGCCAGTAGGACGGCGATGTTACCGGTGCGGTCTGATATGTCCGTGCCTCTCGGCATCCCGTCACCGCTTCCGCTGATGGACTGGATCTGCGCCTCGATGTATTCGAGTTCGGACTCTGCCTGTCTTATC